GCAGATACCTCTGGAGGAAGCGATTCGAGGCTACCAGAGACACGCAGATTACTCGCGTAACATGAACCAAGTTGCTCAAGAGAAAAAAGCTCTTGAAGCTGAACTTACCGAAATCAAGACCGAGCGCGCTCAGTACGCTGAACTTCTCACTGCCCTTGAATCACAACTCGCGCAAAGTGTGGATCAGGAACCAGATTGGGAACGTCTCTACTCTGAGAACCCGCTCGAATATGTGCGTCAAAAAGACCTGTGGCGCGACCGCAGGGAACGTATTGAAGCCATTTCTGCTGAAAAGCAGCGTCTCGGTGAAATTCATGGTCGTGAACAGGCAGAAGCAATCTCTAATATCGTTGCACACAGCAAAGCCGAACTTCAGAAGGCTATTCCTGAGTGGAAGGATCAAAAGAGGTGGGAACAAGATCGAGCAGCTATCCGTGAATACGGGAACAAGCTCGGTTTCTCGGACGAGGAACTTGCTCAGGCATACGACCATCGTGCCGTTTTGGCTCTCTACAAATCCATGAAGTACGATTCTCTCATGGCAAAGAGGCCGCAACCGCAACAGAAGTCTAATGCTCCGAAAGTAGTTGGTGGTGGAAACTCCTCCAATGCTCCTCCGACCAAGACAAAAGCTGCCGTTTCAAACGCGAAACAGCGTCTCGCAAAAACCGGAAAGCTAGGAGAAGCAGCTTTCCTCTTTGAAAAACTTCTTTGAGGTGAATTATCATGGCACAGCCAACTAATCTTTTCGACCGTTATGACGCTACCCTTTCTGTTCGTGAAGACCTTGCGAACATCATCTACAACATCAGCCCTGAAGATACCGTCTTCATGAGCAACGTGGGTCGCGATACGTCCAAGCAGACCTTCACCGAATGGCAGACGGACGCTCTTGCTGCCGCTTCCACGACCAACGCGCAGATCGAAGGCGATGACGCTGCCGCTGACTCGCTGGCTGCTACGAACCGTGTGGGCAACTATACGCAGATCAGCCGTAAGGTTGTCGCTACTTCCGGCACTCTTGAGTCGGTTGACACTGCTGGCTACCGCTCTGCGATGGCCTACCAGTTGGCGAAGGCTGCTTCTGAACTGAAGCGCGACATGGAAACCGCCATGCTGTTCAATCAGGCTGCGGTTGTCGGCAACGCCACCACTGCTCGTAAGACCGCTGGTCTTCCGGCTTGGCTGCGTTCTAACGTGTCTTCGGGCTCTGGCGGTGGCAACCCCACCATGTCCTCGACCAACGATGGCTACCCGAACGCCGCCCGTACTGACGGTACGCAGCGCACGTTCACGGAAACCATGCTGAAGGATGTCATTCAGTCCGTGTGGACGAACGGTGGCACCCCCAAGCTGCTGATGGTCGGCCCCTTCAACAAGCGCATCGTGTCCAGCTTCTCTGGTATCGCTGGTATCCGCTTCAATGTTGATGGTGCTAAGCCCTCGGCCATCATCGGTGCTGCTGACATCTACGTCAGCGACTTCGGCAACGTGTCCATCGTCCCCTCGCGCTTCCAGCGTGAACGCGATGCCTTCGTTGTGGACCCGGAATACGCAGCGGTTTCCTATCTGCGTAACTTCCAGACCAACGAACTCGCCAAGACGGGCGACTCGCAGAAGAAGATGATTCTTGTGGAATATGCCCTCAAGGTTCGTACCGAAAAGGCCCACGGCATCATCGCCGACCTCACGACCTCGTAAGGTTGACCAAAACGCCGGGGGATGGGAAACTGTCCTCCGGTTTTCTCCTTTTAACATTCAGCAGAAGGCATCATGGATAAGCGTCTTTTTGAGCAAGACCCCCTAACCGGAATCACACGCTGGTTCCACTACGATGACAGTGAAAAGGCGTTTTACATTGAAACGCAGCAGGACACTGAAGGGTTAATCGAGCAGAACAAACGTGAGTCGAATGATGCAAGCTCTGGGTGGACTGGAGACTGGCACAAGGTAGCCTCTATCCCGTTAAGCATTTTCGTGCGATTGCAGAAGGAAGGTATTGTCAACGATCAGGAGGCCATGAAGAAGTGGCTTAACGATCCCGATAATGCCTTTTTCAGGACAAAGCACGGAGCCGTTTAATGAAAGTTGCAATCTGCCTACCCTGCCGGGATATGGTCAATACTGGTTTTGCGTATGACCTCGCTCGGATGATGGCTCAATGGTCTGCTAAGTATGTAAACCAAGGCCATCAGCTTCTGATCTTCAATAGCCAAGGTACTCTGATCGTAAACCAGAGGGCAGACTTGGCAAGGAATGCGGTAGAGGCTGGCGCTGATTATATCCTTTGGCTGGACACCGATATGCGGTTCCCCAAGGACACTCTAGAGCGCCTTCTGAACCACAAGAAGCCTATCGTTGCTGCAAACTATGCTACCCGCCGACTTCCAGTTGATACGGTAGCTTTCAGGCTGCATGACAATGGTGGCTGGGAGACGATCAAGACCGGATCGAAGACCGGGCTAGAGAAGGTTGAAGCTGTCGGCATGGGCGTAATGCTTTTAGACACCAAAATCCTCAAGGAAATGCCAAAGCCTTGGTTCTCGATTACTTACCATCCTGATTCGAGTCAGTATTCTGGTGAAGACATCTTCTTCTGCTACAAGGCAGGAAAAATGGGTTACGAAGTGCTTATCGACCACGACTTGTCGAAGGAAGTTAAGCACATCGGAAGTTTTGAGTTTGGACACGAACACGTTGACGTTGTGGAACCGCAATAATGGCAATCACCAATTACTCAGAACTGAAGTCCTCAATCGCAGATTGGCTTAACCGGGCTGATCTGACTGCCGTTATCCCTGACTTCATTACGCTTGCTGAAGCCCAGATCAACCGTCAGCTTCGTACCCACGATATGATGAAGCGTGCTACGGCCTCCGTGACCGAGGACTACTTCTCTGTCCCGACTGATTGGCTCGAAACCAACGTCCTTGTGAACCTCGGCACCCAGACGATTCCGATGGAATATGTCGATTACGAGCGCCTGAATGAACTCAAGGGCCTGTCTCTGACGGGCGATCCCCGCTTCTACACGATGATTGACGGGAAGTTCCTAATCCTCCCAGCAGCCTCCTCAACGGCCCCCTCTACCCTTGAACTGTCCTATGTGGGGAAAATCCCTGCACTGTCTGACAGTAACACTACAAACTGGCTTCTGACGAAGAGTCCAGACCTTTATTTGTACGCTGCTCTCATGCAAGCCGAGCCGTACCTCAAGAACGACGAGCGCGTAGGCATCTGGGCTACTGCAATGCAGAGCAGCATGGAGAATATGCGCCTCGAAGGGGAACGCTCGAAGCGTCCCTCTGGTGGCCTTAACGCAAATCGTAGGAGCTTCGGGTAAAAATGGCCAGTTTCAATAAATTTAATATCTTCACATACGATGTACTCGCCAAGAAGCATGACTTCACTGCCGATACGTTCAAGGTAGCACTGAGCAATTCTGCTCCGAGTGCGGCAAATGCAGTGCTGGCCGACATCACTCAGATTTCGGCTGGTAACGGGTACACCTCTGGCGGCACGGCCACTTCCATGTCGCTTAGTACCTCTTCTGGTACAGCCAAGGCCACTGGCACTGACGTTGTGTTCACGGCCTCTGGTGGCTCTATTGGCCCGACTCGTTACGCTGTGCTTTATAATGACACGGCTACGGGTGATCCGCTTGTTGGCTGGTGGGACTATGGTTCCTCAATCACTCTTGGCTCAACCGAAACCCTTACCGTTGACTTTGACGCCTCCAACGGCATTCTCACCATCGTCTGATTGGGATAGCCCACAATGGCAAAACTCTACAATCTTGCTCGTATGACAACGGCGACAACCGGGACAGGCACCATTACGCTTGGCTCGGCTGTTCAGTCTTATCTGTCTTTTGCATCCTCTGGTGTGCAAAACGGAGACACTGTAACTTACGCGATTGTAGATGGAAACAACCGTGAAATTGGCCGTGGCGTTTATACAACTTCTGGAACCACCCTCACAAGAACAGTTCTAGAGTCTACCAACTCCAACACCGCTATTAACCTTTCTGGCTCTGCCGAGGTGTTCATCACGGCTGCTGGCGAAGACATTACTAGCGATGTGCAGATCACGGGCGGGTCAATCTCTGGTATCACCGACCTTGCTGTTGCGGATGGCGGTACAGGCGTATCCAGCTTTACTGCATACTCTGTTGTTCTTGGCGGCACGACCACAACAGGTTCCCTTCAAAACGTATCTGGGTTGGGTGCTGCTGGTCAGGTTCTAACATCTGCTGGTGCTGGTGCAATTCCAACTTGGTCTACACCGTCTGGCGGGGTCACTCGCGGACAGATTGAACAACAGCGCCTTGGCGCATTCACATAAGGTAAAATTCAATGCCAGCAAATACATCTCCAATCTACATTGTCGCACCGGATATTCAGTTGGGCGGTGCAGTTGTTGGTTCCTCCGCTAACACGGCAACTGACGGAACGGGTGCAAATACATATTTGGTTTACACCGCCGACAGCACAAATGGCTCTTATGTCTATAAGGTCATCCTCAAGTCTATTTCTACGACAGCGGCAACAGTAGCCCGTCTTTTCTACTGCTCTGCAACGGGTGCATTTACTGCTGGTACGACCAACACTGCCGCCAACACTACGATGATTGGCGAATTGACTCTTGCTGCCTTTACAGCATCCAACACGACAGCTTCGCCGCAATATGAAATTCCGGTAAACTTCCCTCTGCCACCCAGCACAAAGTTGTTGATTACATTCGGTACGTCAACAGGTGCTGGCACAACGGGCTTCAACCCTCTGGTAATCGCAGGAAAATACTGATGTCGGTATTTTGGAAAATCAAACTTGATGACGGTCGTGATGGCTATCAGGTCATGGATGATGATCTGAATAACTCACAACTCATTGATGACCAGTGCAATCCTCTTGAGGGGTCGTTTGGCTACTCTTTTGTAGATGTAGCAACCGCCCCAGCTTGCTGGATTACCAATGTGGAATGACGCACTTCCTCGCCAAGGCATAACCAACTGGCAGACGTTTTACGCTGCACAGTCAGCTACGACAACTGATAGCTGGCAGTCGTGGAACAAGCCCGCTGGCTGCTCTTGGATTTATATTTACTGCCAAGCATCTGGTGGCGGCGGTGGCCGTCCTAACAATGGGAGCATATCGGTTGGTGGCGGCGGTGGTGGCTGCGGTGGGACAACACGCATGTTAATCCCGGCCTTCATGGTTCCTGATATTCTTTATGTCAGACCCGGAGCTGGTGGGGCTGGGGCAGCAAGCGCAAATACGGCTGGCACCAATGGTATTACCTCTTATGTGTCGATGGCTGCAAACACGACAACAGCAAATCTTTTACTTTTCCAAAATGGTGCAAACGGAGGCGCAGCTTCAACAACTGGTGGGACTGCCGGGACTGCTGGGACTACATCCCAAGCAATGGTTGGCGTAAGTCTTTTTACCACTATTGTTGGTGTGTCTGGTGGTAATGGCGCAAGTTCTGGCGGTGGCAATGGCGTATCTATCACTCAAACAAACGGCAGTTTGACAACACCCGGCGCTGGTGGTGGACACGGATTTGGTTCTGGCGGCGATATTGTAAACAATGTTGTTTTCCCAACCATCTCTGGAGGAGCAACTGAAGTGAACGGCGGGGCTGGATTCCAAGAGGGTGCAATCATTCAGCCCGGACTTAAATCATTTCCAATGATCTTCTCTGGCGGCTCTGGCGGTGGGGGAACGCAGTCTGGCGGTGCTGGTGGTACTGCCGGAAGTGGAGGCAGTGCTTCTTATGGTGGCGGCGGTGGAGGCGGTGGTGGAGGCGGTAACTCTGGCAGCACATCCGGTAACGGCGGCAACGGTGGCGATGGCTTTGTCCTGATAGGAGCGTTCTGATGTGGAATGATGCTCTGCCAAGAAACGGTATCACCAACTGGTCTTACTTTACTCCTGCTGGAACATCTGCGGCTTTTACAAATAGCTGGCAGTCATGGATGAAACCAGCCGGATGCTCTTGGATTTATATCTTTGGAATTGGGTCTGGTGGCGCGGGAAGTGGTGGTAACAATTCTATTCCTGCCAGTGGTGGTGGTGGTGGAAGTGGTTCCGTAACTCGTTTGCTCATTCCCGCAACTTTTGTACCAGACATTCTATATGTCAGACCTGCGGGTGGTAACAACGATACAAGTTCTACCGCCGCATCAAGGGCATCATATATTTCTATTGCGCCGAACAATACCGCTCAAAATTTAATTTTAACCGTTACCGCTGGAAGTGGTGGTTTTAACGCCACTGCTGGGGGCGGTGGTGCAGCAGCCACTTTTTCTTCCGGTATCTGGATGAATAGCAGTCTGTTTACGTCTATTGCTGGTCAATCAGGCGGAGCGGGTGTCACAACAACCGACACAGCGGGCGGAAGTGTTACTTTTGGCGCATCTGGTTTGCCTGTTACAGGTGGAGGAGGTGGAGGAAGAGGTTCCGGCGCGGGTGGGAGTGTCATCGGCGCGGGTTTGCTTCCAACAATTTCTGGCGGCGCGGGTACAACTGGCGGAAATGGCGAAAACGGTTTTAGACGGGGGCAAAACTTTGCTCCGGGATTTAAGTTGTTCCCGTTGTTGTTTTCAGGTGGAGCAGGTGGTGGCGGTATTTCCACTGGCACAGCGGGCGTAGGGGGAAGAGCATCTTGGGGATGCGGCGGTGGCGGCGGCGGAATGGCTAACAGCAGTGTCGTTGCGACCGCATCTAGTTTTGGCGGTGACGCTCTCATACTTATAGGAGCCTTCTGATGTGGCCGGGTGATGCACTTCCTCAGCGCGGGAACACAAAGTTTCAGACATTTTATGCCTCTGGAACCGATTGGCAAGCGTGGCAAAAACCTGCTGGTTGCAGCATGGTTTACATATTTATGCTTGCTGCGGGCGGTGGTGGTAGCCGCATACCAAACGGCACTACTGGGCCGGGGAGTGGTGGCGGTGGCGGAGGTTCTGGAGGAGCATCAAGGATGCTTATTCCGGCTATTTTGCTGCCGGACATAATTTGGGTTCAGCCGGGAGTTGGTGGGTTAGGCGCAACAACAGCCACAACTGCGGGCGGAAACGGTGCAACATCTTACGTTGGTGTTCAGCCTAACACAACGCAAGCCAATATCATTTTCACCCAAGCGGGCGGAACTGGTGGTTTTGCGGACAGATCAGGCGGTACTGCGGGTGCAGTCGGTGTTAACACAGGCGGTCCGTTTGGTTCACTTGGCCTTTGGTATTCTATTGCTGGTCAGGCAGGTAATTCAGGGGCATCTTCACTGAACGGCGCAGGGGGTTCTACTGTTCCATTGGCAAGCGGTATTATTACGAGCGGCGGAGCGGGCGGAAGTAACGGAACAAGTTCTGGAGGTCAAATCAATAGTGCGGGTTTGTTTCCAGCAATTTCTGGCGGAGTTGGTACAACTGGCGGGAATGGGCAAGGTGGCTTTCAAAAAGGCGCTTTAATCCAATCAGGGTTAAAAACATCTCCGCTGTTTTTTTCTGGTGGCTCTGGCGGAGGCGGTCACACTACAGGCACAGCAGGACGAGGTGGTGATGCTTCATACGGCGGAGGCGGAGGTGGCGGAGGTGGTTGTAACAATGCCGCAGGAACCTCTGGTAACGGCGGCAATGGTGGCGATGCCCTGATAATCATCGGCACTCTCTAACCTTTTAAGGGTGGTACACAGTAAATGCTTGGTCATTTTGCACTTGGCGCGGCACCTCTTGGCGGTACAGAAAAGCGCGATAATGTCGTTCTTTCTGCCGCTGTTGGCGCTTTTGTGCTTACGGGCCAAAATGCAAACCTTGCAAGGGCATTTACACTTGTTGCCAGTTCTGGGTCGTACACCTTCACCGGACGACCAGCAGACTTAAAGGCTGGTCGATTATTTGTGGTAGATAGGGGTGCCTATTCCCTTTCTGGCCAGAATGTTGTATTGACAAGGGGATACAACTTCGTAGCTTCAAGGGGAACATTCCTGCTCTCAGGGCAGAATAACTCCCTTATCCTGTCCCGCGTCATAAGTGCAGATTCTGGTTCTTTTGCATTTTCCGGCAAGAATGCAAGTATTTTGAGCTGGTTATCAATTCAGTCAGGAACAGAGACTTGGACAGAATTGAACGCTGACAGCGAAATCTGGACTCCCGTAAGTCCTGCAACCGACACTTGGCAAGAGGTGGCATAATGCCTGATTCATATACAGCTAAACTCAACCTTACGAAGCCAGAAGTCGGCGCTTCTACGGACACTTGGGGTACGAAGGTCAACAGCGATTTGGACACCATTGATGGTTTGTTCGATACGGGTCCATATTTGAAGATTGCTAACGGCGGTACTGCCGCTGGTACGGCTGCTGGTGCGCGTACGTCTCTTGGTGTTCCCGGTATTGCTACGACCAATAACTTCACTGAAGCTCAGACAATCACCCTCAATACCTCTACCTCTGGACTGAAGGTAGCACAAAGTGGTGCTGGTGCTGCTATCGAGCTTAATGCTGGTGAGCTTGTGGCTGGTCATACTGCTCCTTTAGCTGGTATTAGCGGTGCAACTGGTGTTCTTCAAGTCAATGGGACTGAAGGCTATCAACACGCCTCTTGGAGTTCGTCTGCTGGTGCCTCTGTGCAGTTCCTTCGCTCTCGCGCCGTTACCCCCGGAACACAGACTGCTGTGCAGGAAAATGACGTAATCAGTTCTGTAAAGTTTGCTGGTTCTGATGGTACGAACTTTGTCTCTGCTGCTGAAATTAGGGTCGCTGTAGATGGAACTCCGGGTACAAATGATATGCCCGGACGGATTGCCTTCTATACTACGGCAGATGGGGCTTCTAGCGTTACCGAACGCCTTCGCATTGATAAGAGCGGTGCTATTGGTATCGCTGGTGCCAATTATGGTACATCTGGGCAAGCTCTTGTTTCTGGTGGTAGTGGTGCGGCTCCTTCGTGGTCAACCATCAGTGGTGTGACATCTCTTGGCACAGCAACCACAACGAGCGGAACGTCTGCTACGGTATCTGGGCTTACGCTGACAGATTACAAATTCTTAATAATCTCCCTTAATGGTGTAAGTTGTAATACAAACAGCCGTAAATTGAACGTAAGCTCATCAACAAGCCAAGGTACAGGAGCGGAAATTACTAACAACATCGACAGCGGTGACATTGCATTTGTGCAGGCATTCCTTAATTTGGCTAACGGTGTTGCTTCTGGAAACAGCCTTGGCGGGTTATCTGGCATAACCACTGCATCAACTTCAGTCAATCTGGTTTTGAGTGGTAGCGGATCGTTTGATGCTGGCTCATTCACAGTATTCGGAGTTAAATAAATTCCATGATCCAGCTCATATCTTCCATACTCCCTCTGGTTGACAAGTTGGTTGGTAGGATTCCTGATCCTGCTGCCCGTGAACGTGCGTCATTAGAGATGCAAGCTGACCTTCTGAAGTATGCGGCTGAACAGTCTCAGGCGCAGATGGAAGTGAATAAGGCTGAAGCATCTCATTCGAGCATCTTTGTGGCTGGTTGGCGTCCTTTCATTGGCTGGATGGGTGGCTGTTCTCTTGGTTACGCCTTCCTTCTCCAACCGATCTTGTCTTGGTTCCTTGAGATAGTCGGGGTTACTACACCCCTTCCAGAACCCAACACTGAAGCCATGATGGCTCTTGTCACTGCAATGCTTGGTGTTACCGCCGCCCGTAGCTTCGACAAGTGGAAGGGAACTTCCAAATGAGCGACATTAACGATGTGAGCATTTCCGTGGCAAAACTTGAAGTTCAGGTTCAGACCCTTGAGAAAGATGTCAGCGAAATCAAAAGCGACATCAAATTCATTCGGCAGAAGCTAGATCAGGCTGCTGGCGGATGGCGTGTATTCCTCATGGTAGGTACGGCTGGCGCTGCCCTTGGTGGTCTAATCTTTAAGCTCATTGATATGTTGACGGGCAAATAAGATGCAGCCTTGGTTAAAAACGGCTTACTCGTATCTCGGAACAAAAGAGGTACAAGGGTCAAAGAATAACCCAAAGATCATTGAGTGGGCAAAACGACTTGGTGGTTGGATTGCCAGTTTCTATAAGAATGATGAAATCCCTTGGTGTGGCCTTTTCGTAGCGGAGTGCTTTAATGCTCACAAATATCAAGTCTCTCAGCAATCGCTTTCGGCTTTGGCTTGGGCAAATTGGGGCCAAAAGTCTAACATTGCTCCGGGCGCTGTTCTCGTATTCAAGCGTCAAGGCGGCGGTCATGTCGGCTTTTACGTGGGCGAAGATTCTACTGCTTACCATGTGCTGGGTGGCAATCAAAGCGATTCAGTATCTATTGCTCGGATTGCTAAAGATCGTCTCGTGGCCGTTAGATGGCCTAAAGAATCGCATCCTCCTGTTGATGGACAACGAGTAATTAAGTCTGCTTCGAGCGGTCTTTCAAGGAACGAGGCTTAACAAATGCCCTTTGTACCAATCCAACTTCCTCCCGGTGTTGTTCGTGGCTCTACGGCCTACGACAGCCCTGATCGTTGGTACGAGTCTAGCCTTGTTCGTTGGCACGGTGGGATTGCTCAACCTGTTGGTGGGTGGCAGCGTGTTTCATCTACTGGATTCACAAACCCAATCCGCAAAATCCATTGCTGGCGCTCGTCTGCATCTCAACGGTTTATCTTGCTTGGAACAACCGACAAGATTTTCACAGACGATTCGGGTACTTGGGTAGACGTTACACCCACAGGTATGCAGTCTTTAAGCTCTTCTGGTGCCTATGGCTATGGCGTTGGTGATTATGGTGAAGAAGATTACGGTGACGCTAGGTCAAGTCCGACAACCCTGTATACCTCATTTGCCTTCTACACCTTTGCCAACTGGGGCGAAGATGTCATTTTCGTCAATTCATCTGACGGAAAGCTATATTACTATGACGTGACAAGCCCTACTGCTGATGCAGTCCAGATTGGCAAGTACACAATCAGTTCAATCTCCCGTACTTCTAACGTTACTACGGTTGATACATCTACTTCTCACAACCTTACAACTGGTGAAAGCATTACCATTGCTGGTGTTGCTGATAACACATTTAATGGCAATTTCACGGCCACTGTGATTGATGCTAACACGTTCACTTATCCCAACGCTGGCACAAACGGTAGCAGCAGCGGCGGTACTGTGGTTGATAATACTGTTCCGGCCAGTAACCGTTCTGTGGTCGTTACCGATGAGCGCCATGTGATGTCTCTTGGAACGGGTGGTAATCCTCGCCGTTTGGGCTGGTCTAGCCGCGAAGATTACACAGACTGGAACTTTGCTTCCACGACGAACACGGCTGGCTATATTGACCTTGAAACCTCAACACCCCTTCTGACGGCAATCAATGTCCGTGAAGGTGTTCTGGTGTTCTCCGAGACAGAAGTGTTCCTTGTCCGTTATATTGGTAGCCCCTTCATCTATTCGGCTGAATACCTTGGATCGTCCTCAATTTTGCATCCAAACATGATTGCATCCTTTGATGGTAAGGCCATGTGGTTCGATCAGTCTGGATTCATGATTTACGAGGGTGGTTCTATGCGCCCCGTCCAATGCCCCGTCCTAGACTTCTTTAAGTCTGATATTGATCCTACCTATGGCTCAGTTGTGTCTCATGGTTCTGAAAACGGCATCTTTGACGAGGTATGGTTCTTCTACCCGTCAACGGGCCAGACTGAATGCGATAAGTACGTCATCTTCAACTACAACGAAGGATGGTGGACTACTGGTTCGCTTTCCCGTACCGCTGCATTTCCCTCTGGGGCCAATAAGTACCCTCTCATGGCCGGGGTGGATAAGAACCTCTATGCCCACGAAGATGGCTGGACAGACGCTGGGGACAGCCGTGTAGGCGACATCTGGCTTGAAACAGGTGCCTTGAGCATTGGTCAGGGTGATAGGGGCTGGGAAGTCAGGCAGATGCTCCCTGCAACTGGGTTTGGTTACGATACCCTCAAGGTAACAGTCTATGGTCGTCAGGCTCCCGATGGGTCGGAGCGTACCTTTGGCCCCTACACTCCACGCTCCAATGGGTACATGGATATGCGGGTATCTGCCCGTGACATTCGGGTACGATTTGAGGCTACTGAGGATGGCGATTGGGGTATTGGCAAAATGCGTCTTGAGGTTGCGCCGGGGGCCGGAAGATGATAATTGTTATGCCACCGCCCCCAGAAGGCTATGACGTTTCCTCTTGGAGGAATATCCTAGACTTCATCAAACGCTCTATGATTCCGGTCGTGTCCCAAAACGAGACTGCAAACCGAATCCTGCTCCGTTCTCCTAACGGGACAACCTACAGCGTTACGGTAGATAACTCTGGCACCCTCACAACTGCGATTGAAGATGGCAAATCTGGACTCTGAAGAACTGCAAAAGCGACTGCTAAAGGCACTGAAAATCGGCGGAAACACCTACTCGCCAGCCGACCTTGCCGAAGCGGTCAAAGAAGGCAAAATGCAAGCATGGCAGAGCGGCAAATCGGTCGTTATCACAGAGGTCATCGGGTATCCGCAGAAGCGGGCCTTAAATGTGTTTCTGGCTGTTGGTGACTTAGAAGAAGTCATGAAGCTACAGCCGACATTAGAAGAATTTGGTCAGGAACATGGGTGCTACTGCATCCGTATGTCTGGCCGTAAGGGATGGACGAAAGTGCTTCCCGACTATGGTTGGAAGCAAACTTACGTTACTTTTGAAAGGGCTTTGCCATGAGCAAGGGCGCAGGAAGTCAGACATCAACTACTGAAACCAAGTTACCCGATTGGGTAAACAAGGCAGCGCAAAGCTATCTGTCTCAGGCTCAATCTGCCTCACAGAATCTTGCCAAGCCATATCAGGGCCAGACCGTTGCAGCTATGACGCCGCAGCAGCAGCAGTCCTTGGGTCGGATTGGTGAGCTTTCTAACTTCTCACTGACCCCCGAAGCCATTCAGGGCCAGATGAACCCCTACATTGCCAATGTGGAAGAAGCTGCTTTGGCGCAGGGCCGTAAGGCACTCTCTCAAAACCTCAACCAGATTTCAGATGCTGGCATCCGTGCTGGTGGTGCCTTTGGTTCTAGACAGGGTATCTTGGAAGGTGTTGCAGCCTCTGAACAGGCTCAGAATCAGGCTAATCTATCGGCCCAGCTTCGTCAGCAGGGTTATCAGCAAGCCGTACAGAATGCCCTTGCTGGTCAACAGGCCGCTCTTGGTTCGGCTCAGGCTGGGTACTCGGCTGGTGCCTTGGGCCAACAGCAGAGTCAAGCTGAACTTGCTGCTCAGGAAGCCCAGTACAACGCCATGCGTGGTTATCCCCTTGAGCAGTTGGACATTATTGGCGCTGCCCTTGGTAGAACGCCTTATGGGCAAAGCACTGTTGAAAGACAGCCCCTCTCCAGCAACCCCCTAATGGGCGCTCTTGGTGGTGCAATGGCCTTCCCCGGCAACCCGCTGATTGGTGGTGGCCTTGGGTTCCTCGCTGGCTTCCCCGGTATTTCTGACCGCTCCATGAAGACTGATATTCAGAAGGTTGGCAAGGACAAGGAAACTGGCCTCAATATGTACTCATATCGGTACAAGGGTGATCCGAAGTCCTACCCGAAGGTGGTTGGCCCGATGGCTGACGAAATCCAGAAGAAGTATCCCGATAAGGTCAAGAGGATTGGCGGCAAACTTGCCGTTGAAGGCAACTTCCTCATGGGAAAGGTTAAGGTATAATGGCACTCTCCGATCTTCAAAAGATGGTTGCTGGTATGTTTAGCCAGCCACAGCCCGCAGCGAATGCAAGCATCTATGACCTTGCCCGTGCAGATGCTCAGCGTCAGTCTATGAGCGCACTTGGCGCTGGCCTCATTGGCGCTGCCGTACCCCAGACGCCTATCATGCGCGCTCAAGCCCTACAGAGCGCCTTTGCTGGCGCAGGTAACATGGGTACAAACGTGTACAATGCTGCTCAGGCTCGGTTGATGGCTCAGAGGGCTGAGACTGAGGCTGCTCAGCAAGCTGCACAAAGCCGTTTCTTTAATCAAGGTGGCGTTGCTGGCGCTCCTGTGTCTGTTCAGGATGGTGGCTTTGCTGCTGGCATTGCTCCTGTCTCAATGCCCGGTGCAACGCAGTTCCCCGGTGGCCTTAGCGCCCAAGAATGGAATGCAGTTACAAGCGTTGGAAATGTCAACCCTGAAGCTGGTACTTCATTCTTTACATCTCTCGTTGAGCAGAAAGCCAAGGCTGGCTCTGGCTCAGAAGCTGAAACCTACGGCACTGTTATGTATGTTACAGATAAGGCTAGTGGGCTTCCCCAAGCTGTTCTTCCGAAGAAGGGTGGCGGTTATGTTCCGATTGCGGCTCCGGGTCAGGCTATTGATCCGGGTGCTGCTGCATTCTTAAAGGCTCAAGGTGCAGAATTGGGGCAAGCTGGTGCAAAGGCTGTCACAGGTGCTCCTGAAGCCATTGCTCAGGCTGAGCTTAATCTTCAGAACATCAACGCATTACTTGAGCCGGGTGTTATCGAATCGGCGGTTGGGCCTTATGTAGGAACTTTGCGACCTGACGATATGTTTGGGATGGCAAAAAATATCTTTTCAGAAGGTGAGTTTGGCTCAAATGTTGCACTCATTGACCAAATTGACTTTGGCTCATTTGCTGAAGGTATCAAGTTGTTTGAAGGAAAAGGCGCTCTTTCTGATGCTGAAGGTAAGGTTGCAAAAGGTATTAAAGCTCGCCTTACACGAACTCAGTCTCCGGAAAAATTCACCGAAGCTCTTAATCAGTTCAAGGCTATCGTAGAGGCCGGTAAACAGCGTTCTGAACTTCTTCTTCAGACTAACCCTGCAACTGGTAAGCCATATACGGCAGCAGAAGCAAAACAAGCCGTACCACCTCTTGACGAAATGCTCAATTCTGATGGTGGCACTTCAGTAAAACAGCCAAATGCAAGTTCTGGCGGCATTGCAGTAATTCAATCAGAAGCAGAGTATAACGCACTTCCGAGTGGGACTGTTTTCAGGGCTCCTGATGGATCAGTAAGGACAAAACCATAATGGCAAATTGGTGGGAAAAAGCTCCAGAGGCAAAGGGAAACTGGTGGGAATCAGCCCCTATTGCTCAACAGCCAAAAGCTACTTCTGCCGCAACGGGTATCGCCAAGAACCTTGGCGCTGGTCTTGTTGAGGGCGTAGCTGCTATCCCTACTGCACCGCGAGACATTGGTATGCTTGCTGGTCAGGGTGTGACCTATGGCATTGATAGGCTTCGTGGGATGACTCCTCAACAGGCTTCTGCTGAGCAACAGCGCGTTCAGCAGCAGTCTCAGATGTATGAGCAGAGTATGGTTATTCCTAGCCCTCTCTCAATGATACAGAAGGGCTTTGAGTCCTACATCAAGCCAATGCTTCCTGAAGCAAAGACTACTTCCGAGAAGTATGCCCGTACTATTGGTCAGTTTGCTCCTGCTGTCGTGGCTCCCGGCTCTGCAATACGGCGCGGTGCTAACGTAGTCATTCCTGCTGTTGCTTCTGAGGCTGCTGGTCAGGCTACTGAAGGTACGTCTGCCGAGCCTGTAGCACGCCTTATTGGCGGTCTTGTTGGCGGTCGCCTTGCAACTCCTCGCACGACCGCTATTGCAGAAACTGCAAAACTATCACCTTCTCAGCAGAAGTTGGCTAAAAGTGTTCGGCAGTCGTATGCTGATATTGAGAATGCTGGCGTCTACTATGATCCAAAAATCTTCCAGCAAAAGATTGGAAACCTTAATAAAACTTTGGTTGATAAAAGCCTTGATATTGGCGCTGAAAGCATTGTCAAGGATATGCAGAGGTTTGCAAAGACTGACAAGAGTCGACTTACTCCATCTTATATAACAGAAAAATTTGCTGAGATTGGCTCAGACATTCTTGCAAATCCATCGGCTAGCCCAAAAGAAAAACGTGCTGCTGGTATGGCCAGAGATGCCTTGATGGATATTCTTAAATCCTCACCTCTGGTTTCTCCAAAGGGCTTGTCTGGTTCTGATCTTGCTGCAATGAACAAAAAAGCGCGTGAACTCGCAGCGGCAAGCATTCGTTCTGAAGCTGTTGGTCGCAGAGTGCAAAAAGGATTGGGCGCTCAAGCTGGTGCTGTTTCTGGAATCAGGAATCAACTAACTTCATTGGCAAACAAGCTCATAGACCAAAAAGGTGCTGGATGGTCGCCAATGGAACGTGAAGCTCTTGATTTGGCGGCAAAAGGAACATTTACATCTAATGCCTTGAACATCTTCGGTAAACTTGGTTTTGACCCGTCAAGACTTGGTAACCTATCAACACTTATTCCTCTTGGTAGTGCTACCACGGCTGGATTTGCATCTGGCAGCGTTTATCCGGCTATCGGTATGTCATTACTAGGAACTGGCGCAAAGGTTGCCGGAAGAAACATGACCATTAAGCAAGCCGAACTGCTGCAAAAGGTACTTCGTGCTGGTCGTACTGGTCAGGCTGCTGGCATCTCGGCGGCTGAACGTAAGAACGCAGAAGCACTTATCAGGCAGTTGGTTTCATCTGGACAGGCTGGCGCTCTTGGGCTTCTGGACGAGGAACAGTAATGGCAAAGCAAAAACTCGACATTGCCAAGGCAGTTTGGCTCAAGACCAAAAGCAAGCGCCGCACGAAGCCAAAGCATCTGCGGCACTCGAAGTCACTCAACAAGCATAGCCCAGATAAGGGGAAGCGCAGTTAAGCTGCGCTTTTCTCTTTTGTGATAAGCTCGTTATAAGCCTTCATATAGGCTTGATGGGCTTCGTATTCTGTTTTGAAGTATCCTAGTGATTTTTGTGATCCATTGACCCTAATTTGTGCTTCCCATTTTTTCTCTCGTTTTTTGTAAGAACATCCAAATAACTTTCCATCTCTATGTTCTTTTCGATTTTGCTGATTTTCTCTGTTTGTGACTATACGCAGATTACTTTTTCTATTGTCTAATGAGTCACCGTTTATATGGTCAATCATCATTCGATGTGGATTGTTCATCAAGGCACGGTGCATACTTCCATCTCCACCTCTTAACGTGGCGTATCCACGATTTCCACTGTTCTTCCATTTCCAATTAAACTGACCAAGAAGTTCAACGTCTTCTGCGTCCACTATCGTCTCACGACCCTGAGTTAATGGAATAACCCAAGAACCCCGTACTTCACAGTAATAGGGCTGGCGCTTGACAATCTTCGCTTTCTTCACCTCTCCACTCCTCCATTTCTCTGCTTGCCATATCACATGCGTACACGGCATCTGTTTTCATTATCCCGGTGTCTGGCTTGTGTGGATGGTTACATACCCCAAGCCACTCTGTAAACAATTCTCTTTCCCAGTAGACACAATTTCTACACTGCAATGGCATCAAATCCCCATGACTGAATTTGCATATTGTTTGGCTTGCTTCTTCACTCGTCCTGAGATGGCCGAGAAACCTTGATTATGACATGCTGCCGTAAACCAACGATTCCCACCCATCCCCCTATAACATTTGGCGAGGTGCTCCATGCCCGCATCTGTCTGTTCTGCACAGGACGCCTTCCGAATGTTCTTGTAGCCAAGCTGCCGAGCAGTTGACGGAAGAATTTGGAGAGGCCCACGCTCACCACTTGAACCAACCTTACCACACTGTACCCCTGTTTCTTTCTTGGCAACCCGTAGAGCAAACTCCACAGGAACCCCATGTTTTCTGGCAGAAGTCTCAACCAGCCGAGTTGCATCAGTCGCAAATGCTTGAACAGTCATTGACATCAAGGCGACAGCGGCCAGTTGTGATAGCTTCATGGTGTTTTCCTTTTCGTATCCCAAGTGATTAGCTTGCGTTCAAAGTAAGCCCTACCATCAAGAACCTCACAGAGAGCCGGGGGAAGTAGGCGACCTTGCTTGTCGTATTCTAGAATTGCAAAGCCTTGCGCCCAGTTGAACGGTGAGTCCTCGCCATAGGTGAACTTGTCAACCGTAGGGCCAAAGTCACTGAGTGTACCACAGTCAACGCCATAGCGCCGACCATCATAGTCAGTATACGGGCTTACCATCAATTTATGAAGATGGCCCGTAACCATATTTTTGCCTGATTTGAGCGTGTTGTTAAAGGTTGCAAAGTTACCACCGTGCCACCGATGCTTGACCATCGTATTGTCGTTAATCATGGTTGACCATGCAAATCCCCACTCCGGGAAATGATCCTTGAGGTCGGTGCCGTGGATGCGAACGTAGTCTGGTGCCATCTGAGCAAGACGAGCGGAGTACCGTGTATCGTGGTTCCCAGCGTTCCACAGCAGAGATACGTTCTTACGAGCGGCCTTGGCTGTGGCCTCAACTTCCGCAAGCATTTCCTGACAAGCCAGAAGCTCATCAGCCACTTCTGGCATGTTACTCCAGCCCGTAGGTGGATGGCGACTGATTCTGGCTCCATCGAAGGCATCCCCATTGCAAATCACCATCTTTGGCTGAAGTTCCTTAATGAGTTTAATCATGGCAGTGAAGGCAAGCGACCTATCTCCCGGCCAGAAGTGAGCATCTGAGAATACGAGAACGATGCCATCCTTGACTTCAGCCACATTGCGATGGCCGATCTTCTCAACAATCCGCTGGTGTTCGTTGTTCTCATAACCACCCTTGTGATTAGGGTCGGCAACCATCGCAATACCAAGTTTTGCCTCAATGCTGCGTCTGCGCCTGTTAATTGTACGAGGAGCAATCTCAGTTGCCTTCGCCATCTTTGCTACTGACCCAAACTCTTTCCAAAGAGCAAGGAAGTCATTATCTGATAATTTTCCAGTCAATTTATTCCGTCTCCTGCAAGGCCCATCTTCTCGATCAGGCCCATATAGCCACAACTATCTACGATGCTATCACGCGCCTCTGCGATGCGGTTTGTTTCAATAGCATACGCCAGTCTACATCCTTTCAATCCCTGCATCATATTGCAGACATCTGCCGGATGAATTACCAGACCGGGCCTTAATTTTGTGTAAAGATACCCAGTCCAGACATAAGAAATTCTAGTGAAGTTTTCGGTCGCGGGGCCGTACGATTCCGCTCTCTTGCCGTTTATCAGTTTGTGAGCTTCCTGATTCACGGTCATCTTCGTCATCGTCTCCGTCTGCAACGTACTGGAGTTCAAATTTTCCATCTGCTTCTTCATCTCCTGATAGGTTCTTATAGAGTTCTTTCAGACGATCAAAGAAACCTATGGCAACTTCATCGTCAGACACGGCAACTCCAAACTCACCTGTCTGCATTTGATACATTGTGAA